CGGGAATTTTCAGGAGTAGGACCACCTAAATCTTGAATTTCTCCGGCAAGCTTTTGAGGTGGCATAGAAGGAGCCTCGGATTTACTTTTGGCCAAAATATCTTGCGCAGCCTCAAGTAAAGCATTTGTTGAATTTTCAATAGTCATAGATAGGAAATCTCCTTGATTTTGTATATATTTTTTATTTATTTATAAAAATTAAATTTTTGCTGTAGAAATACCATTTAAATACCAATTAAATAATTGGAGTGCGGTGTCTTCTATTTTTTGTTTAGAATACTTTGGTAATTCTTCGTATAATTGTTCTAATTCTTTTTCAATGTATGATCCGGTGGCCATATCATAATAAAATTGCTTATTTTCCATAATAGAATCCACCCAGGCAGAAGGGGCCGATGGATCTAGAACTGCATCAATACAAAGAATAGATAAATTGGGTTGAACGACATTAACCCCATTTTGTTCCACAATAGAACCCAATGCACGTGAAGAAACTCCAATCTTAACCCCACCCTCTAATAAGTTTTTAACAATATTTCCACAAGGAGTATTTAACACCAAAGCTTTACCCATAAAAATATTATCTTTTTGTTCTAATGAAATAACACGATGAGAAATTCTATCGGGTGTAATAGTAGGAGTATCTTCATGTCCTAATGTACCAACACCACGATTAGGCTTTATATATTCTTCATTATAACTATTTACTGCCTTGGTCATTAATTCCAATGGATAATATCGTTTATTTCTATTAACTACATTAGCTTCTAAAAATGGTCCATGGATGTACAGATTTTTTTTACCATCTTCAGTGGTTTCATTTAAAAATTGAACATCTTCAAATGTTTCTCTTAGTAATAGCATTGAAAATTTCCTATAAAGTTTCTAAGTATGGATTATATATAGCTTCTTTAGAAACTTCTAAAATTGCTGTACCATCAACTACTGTAATAACAATACTACTATTATTATTGGCCGTAATGACAGAACCAAAATCTGAAAGTCTCCATTCGCCAGTGCCAAATAAACTCAATACATTTTGAGAATTTCTTGAGATAACAATATTGTTACTGGTACTCCAAGTAACAGATTTAATATCTGCTGAAGATACGGTTTCAGTATTTGATGCTGCCAAATTGGCTAGACTTATAGTATATGTTCCTGCATCAACAACACGAATGATTGATGGTGAACGTAATGAATTAATAATTTGTTGTGGCATTTAGCGTAATCCCATTGAAAATCTTCTTTGCATAGACATTTTTCGTTTCATCAATGTCCGTCTTAATTTTGCTCTTCGCGTTGTTTTCCATGATCGTTTTAGTAAACGTGCTCTTCTAATACGTTCAATAGCTGGTATGCGTTGTAATTTATTTCCGGATACTCGATAACCAGGAATGGTAGAACGTTTAATATTTTTTTGTACAACCATTCTTCCCTGGGAATTGCGTCTAATTCTACGACGAATTCTAACAATCTTTCCTTGTCGAATGATATTAGGATTTCTAGTTGCTTCATTAAACATTTCTTCGGTAACAAATTTACGTTGTTCCTGTAAACACAATTCCTTTTTTTCCATTAAAATGGTATTGAGTAATTCCTTGGCAGAAGATACTTTATTTTCAATAATATAGTTAATAAACTGTAAAATAGTATTCATCATGTTTTACTAATAGAAAATTGTAATATCTTATTAAAAGCATCCTTGGACTCACATAAATTATTTAACATTTTTTGTTTATTATTCTCATTTAAATTGTTATATAATTTTAATAATGATTTCGCATCATCACGAGTAATCGTAATAGAATCTCCTGATTCAAACATATAATTTTTACTATCTTCTGAAAAATTTAAGTCTTCTATAAAAGATTCTGCCTGAATAACAGAATTCATTCCAGGACCATAAGGTACTGAAAATGTTTTATTTAATTTAGCATTATGATACAGAGCCACTTTGGTATTATTTGGAAATAATCGAATGGATTTTCTTTTTAATACTAAAACATAAGGCGGATCAGTTAAATTTTCTTTGGTTTCTTTGGACTCTTTTACATTAGTCATATCAGAAACAGAAAATTCTGCACTCGCCTGGGTATCCGGCGTATTATTGGCATTTACCAATCCGGCCTTGGATGCACCAAGAACAATTCTACCAATCCGTTGTTTTTTCCATTTAATTTTACCGTCCGGTCCAACTACGGCCACTACTTTTTGTGGTGCGGCATAAGTTACACTGGAATATTCCTTTTCGGCAATTACCCTAATAGATTGTTTAAAATCTTCTAAAGATTTCATATTATTCAGTAGGAGCAGTTTCTTCTTCTGTATTTATGTTAGTATTAAACATAGAGGCAGAAATTGTCTTTTTATATTCTTGCAAATATTCATAGGCACGTTCGGCAATTACAGATTCAAAAACCTCTTTTGCTTCGGCATTTTTGCCAGAAGAAATAGATTCAATTAATGTTTTAATGTTTGTTGACATTGGTTATATACCTTATTTTATTAAGTTTATTATATTTATGATGAAAATTTAGCCACTTTATCATCTAGATTGGGTGTCATTGATGGAGAAGTTTCGGCATCATAAGTATTATCTATCGGTTCTGGTGGTTGCATTCCAGATTGCATATTTAATTGTTGTTGATATAATTCCACCGAACCATCATCCTGCATTTCCTTATCCATCTCTTCAATTTCATCATTGGACATACGTAAAATATTTTTCTTAACCCAAGTCTGAGAAAAGTATTTACCAATATAAGGATCTACTTGTTGCAGTGTAATCATACGCTCACGTATTAATTCTGCTTCTCTCAATTCAACAAAATTATTATCCTTACGAAAATCATAATAAATGGATTCTTTAAATTCTTCCCATTCTTCCGTAGAACAAATTCCTTTTAGTGCTAATTGAATTCTTAGAGCATCATCAAATAATTGGGAAAATTTATTGCGTAATCTTTGAATAAATTTACCAAATTTTAATTCATCCCGAGAAGTTTCAGCCGATCTACCAAATACAGCTATACCACCACCATTATCATTATCCATACGAGAATATGGTACATGTAAAGATTGTAATAACTTTTTCTTGAAATATTCTAAATCTGGTAAATCATTTAGTGCTGCACCAGCAGGTAATGTGGTTATTTCTGTACCACGCGAGCCCTCTCTACGGGGAAGAAAAAAGTCTTCAAGCATTGATAGATGTTTACGTGAATCCACTACACTATTTTTTGTATAAATTCCACAATCCAAAGCAAATGTATGGAAATTATGATATAATTCATTACCATCAATTGTTAATGTTCCAACTTCAATTTCTTCATCCAAATATTCTATTTTAACAATTTTATGGTTATAATGTAATAATGATTCTTTATAATCTTTCCACGTATTAAATCCAGCACTATGCATAAATCTATATAAATCTTTTTCAGTAAATTTATTTAATGTGGGTCGTTTATGAGAAAAAGACCTGACATTTAAATTATTCCAATCATCATAATTTATTTTATCACTAATATATTCTAATGATTTTTTCGTATTTAAATTTATAGATGCACATTCATATAATAATTTTTCAATATAATCTGGATATATAATCCTATTCATATCACCAGGATTATAATCAGAATTAGTTTGTTTTTTTATTTTTGGATTATAATAATCACAACAAGATTTATAATTATCATATCCAAGCAATTTAACCACTTTTAATAAATTATAATATACAAAAATACTCAAATCAAATTTTGCATTGACTGTTTTATTATTATAGTTTTGCCATTCTATAAAATCTATAGTGGTGTTAATGTAATCAATAGCATTACTAATACTCATATTACTTTTAGCACAACACAAAACACTATCTAATATTTCTTGAGTATATTTTATTGTATATAAATTTGATAAATGTTCTCTATTACTTTCACCATTAACAGAATTCCATCTAACATCATTTCCTAATTTATTTAACTTTATAAAATGGCTTTTTGGTAAATTCTTGGCTCTTATAGAAGTATTATTTCTTCTATCCTCTGTCCATGATAATTTTACATTTTCAGAAAAAGACTTAGCAAATTCATCATTATTTTGCAATTTATCAGAAAGGGTCTTTCCACCCAATCTAGCGTTATTTATTATTTCATCTTTTGATAATCCATGAATTCCTTTCTTTTCCTCTACCATTCTTTTTCCAACAATAGTACCGACTTTTCTCCCATTTTCTATATATTGTTCTTTAGTCAAATTAAAAAATGGTATTCCTTGTTTAATTTTATTTTCAGCGGTTTTTTTGCCACCCAATTTTCCAGCATCACTACAATGTTGTTTATGATAATCAAAATGATCTAGTCTATTCATTTTAACTAAATTATAAATTGAATTATCATATCTATTTTTATTTTTATGATGTATAGTTAATTTTTGCTCATCAAAAAAACGGTTATTATATACCCACTCATTATCCATACCATTTTCATCTTTCCACAAAGAAACCAATCTATGTGTAAATTTCCATTTTTTTGAATCGTTTTCAAAAATTTGTTCATATTCAGATTTTCCCTTTCTTATTGGAGAAAATCTTTTATAAAATGGCATGATGGAATCGCCAATTTTTAAATCTTTTGCCTGAACAAACCCATTTTGTTTAGTCACATGATTATGATCTAACGTACAAATAACACTTTTTCCATTATCAAATGTAATTTTCATTACCTTTGCTGATTTTTGAGTAACACCAGCCCAAGTAATTAATCCAGGAGCAAATTTTCCAGTAATAGGATCACAAGAATATGCCCAAAGAATTTTATCATTTTTTAATTCATCTGAGATTTCTGCAATAGATAACGTTCTTCCATCTAATAATGGAACCTTAGTATCCATAGCCAGACATCCTGTGGCTGCATCATACGTTAATTTATTCCTATATTTCACCATAACATCTCTAAGATATTGTTCAGCTTTACCTTTTGGCAAATTACCAACATCAATATAAAATACCCTACGCTCTGGTGCCCTAGAATTATGTACACAAACTCCATTAGCAATAAAATTATGTTTTTCTGAAACAACTTCTAATTCATATACATCTTCTACATTAGCTTGTTCTACACTAAGTATATTTTCAAAATTAGGTAATTCATAATCAAATAAAGTTATAAACCAAAAATTATCATCATACTCAATTAAACTAGAAGCTAATCCCAAAGAAGTCCAAGTTTCTTTGATATCATCTATCAATTCTTTATTATTTAATTTTAATTTAGCCGACCAGGTTCCACTATTAATAGAATCTTCAACTATTCCATTTTTATCACAATATTCCACAATAAATTCTTTTTTTAATTCATTTGAAGAATTGAAAATTAAATTAGATATTTTTCCACTTATGACATCATCTAAAATATCATCATAATTATTATTAGTAAATGTTTCTTCTGGTTTTTGATATACAAAACAATGCTGTTTCGGACTAATATCTTTAATATCGACATATTCAACAATATTAGTGTTTTTATCGAGAACTAATATAGGATGATTATCAGTACCAGTAATAGAAAAATGTTTTGAAGATACTGTATATGTTTGTTTAGTCCCAGTTTTCCATTGTTTTTTTACTAAAGTTTCTTTTAATCCCAATTCTGGTCCATAATATGAATAAACAATATCATTCTCTTTTATATCCTTAATATATTTCCAACCAGTATTGGTTTTAATTCTGGTATCACCAGTTAAACACAACCGATAGATAACGATAGCATCCTCAATCATTCGCAATTGATTCAGTGGTCTAATAGCAGAATGCAATGGACTAATTACAAAATTATTTTTTGCATCCATTAAACCAGAATTTACATTAATAATACTATCAGGAGCTACTTTAATTCCAGGATTAACACTGGCAGTATAAGTTTGTGTACTGGTTCCTTTATCATTGTACACATAATATTCTGCCATTGATTTAATAATATTAGCCCCGGTAACTGGATCACGTTCTTTATTGATTTCACGAATTTTACGAATTTTTCTAGGATCAATATACCGTAATTCTTTAATTCCTTCCTTGGGATTTTTTTCATTGACCAAAACATGAAAATAAATTCTTCCGTCTATATACCAACGTCTAAACAGATCGTCGGCTAGATTGGAAAAATTCAATAATTTCAATACATAGTCATATTCTTCGGCAATTTTCTTTTTAATGGAATCTGGTTGTTTTAAATTATCGGTATTAATTTGTACAACAGAACCATCTTCAGAATGAGTTATGGCTTCATTAAC